TAGCAGAAGGTGGTCGATAGCATCGATTACTTCACTTTTTGTTCAAGGATGACAATGCGCTCTCTGTTCAGGTGGATCTGGTCCCGGTTCTCGTGGTTATGCTTTTCCAGATCCTGACGCAACTTCTCTCTGGCAAGCTCTGCACCGCTGTTGGCTGCTTGCTTGTTGTCACTGGTCACCACCAAACTGATCTTGGCGTTGAGCACCGTCACGTCGTGCGTGATCTTGTCTAACGCAGACATCAGGTACACAACGCAGGTGAAGAGAATCGGAAGCACTGCAAACGCAGTCTTCTCAATCAACTGCGATTTGGCTTCCAACTTCTCAGTCATAGCCCGAACAACTTCTTGATGAACTCCGCCGCGACACCGGGGCCAAACAGAACCGCAAGTATTACCCCATACAGCAGGTACTCAATCTTTGTCATCCGCTTGTCGCCGGACGACAGAGAAGTGGATATGTGACTGTACCTTTCGGCGCAAATTGCCTCGTGTACGGCTAACTTGGTTTCAATGCTGTCCATCTCACTCTTCCGGCTTGGCCTGTTCAGCGGCTTCCTGCTCAATCGCTTTGATCAAACCAACAACCTCAACGTAAGGGCGCTGGCCAAGATACTGCAGGATGGCGTTGAGCAGATTGATTGATAGGTTTGCCTTATCCATTGTTTACAACCCATGATCTAGTTGATTGATCCCAACTGTAGTCCCTACCGTCAGTTGGTTTGTGGCTTTTGGGATCTAGCGCCATCGCAGAAAGAGGATTGTGTTCGTCACCAAACACTTCTTCCAACACTTCCCCGTCTTTGTCCCGCAACGCAAACACACAGTAGTACAGCACGTTGTCAGTCAACGATGTAATTTTGTGCTGCTTGTCTTTTTTGATGACAATAAATGTAGGAGCCTGAAATTCTTTAGGTTCGTATCCGTCAACCTCTACAAGCACCTTCCCCTGTGCAAGCAACGTCACGTGGTCAAAGTGATGCTCATGCCCATCAAACGAATCACCAGCCTTGTCAATTGAGTTCTGACGAACCCAAATGTTGCCAAAGTATCCTAGCTCGTAGAATCTACTCATACTTGGCTACCGTGGTTCCCGGTTCCCAAATTTGTTTGTCCTCAACCCAATAATAATCTTGTCCGTCTTGTGGACAAGGAACGGGGGGGTTCCACTGGCAAGTTTCTTCGTTTAGCGACCAACTTGCAAACAATTTGGGCGGCAAAAAAGCATCACGTGTAAAATCGTAAGAATAACCGATCCCTGCAAAATTTTTTCTTAACGGGGGTTTCCCCATTGAATGTTTTCCGGCTAACGTATTGTATGAAGTTTGCTTCCAATGCGGATGCCCGTGAATTGATTGAAGAAAATCAACCCCTTTCTGCTCGCTTTCAATCCCGTCAACAAGTAACTCATTGTTTTCGACTGAATGCACATTCAAAACAATGTTGTTTTCATCCAATTTGGCAAAATAAGCCATTTATAACCTCAAGTCCAATTGATTGTGCCATCGTTGTTAAACACATAGATGGTGTATCCACCGCCCGTGGTAACTGTTGGGCTTCCTGTGGTCGTTGCGGTTGGGAATGAGCTTGAATGCCGCAAAACAACAATTCCCTTGCCTCCAGTTGTGCCAGCAGCCGCCCCATTAGAACTCCCGCCGCCACCACCGCCGGTATTTGCGGTTCCGTTTGTTCCTGCGGTTGAATAAGCAACGCCGCCGGGGCCACCGCCGCCAGTAGTGCTTGATGCAGTACCCTGTCCAGAGCCACCGCCACCACCGCCTCGGTTAGTTAGTGCATCGGTTGTGCTAGAAATTGGAGAATCAACACCATTTCCTCCGTTGCCGGTAGTAAACGAAGACCCCGCTGAACCCGCACCACCACCACCGCCGCCGGAACCTTGATCTCCTGATCCAGAACCACCTATATAACCTTGGTTGGCTGTTGCAGTTCCCGGATTTTGAGAACTATAGAATGCACCCCCTCCAGAACCTCCGTTAATATTGCTATTTGGTCCCGGAAAGCTGTACCCACCACCACCGCCAACTGTGGTTAAAGAATAACCAATTCCAGCGGAAACAATAGAGGATGTGCTTCCTTGATTTGTTGTACCCCCGGGTTGCGCTGCCGCCGCGCCTCCAGCACCAACAGTAATTGTGTAAGTTGCACCAGAAACAGGTGTTATTTTAGTTTCCGCGCTCGCTCCACCACCAGAGGGATATCCGGTTACGCTAGACCTATATCCACCAGCGCCACCACCGCCAGAACCTCTATTTATTCCAGTTTGATTTAATCCGCCACCACCGCCGCCAGCAATAACAAGGAAATCAACAGCAGTTGGGATGGTTGCCGCTTTTTTGGCCCCCAAAACAGCCAGCATAATCCCACTCATGACACGTTGCCCGTCAGGACGCAGGTGGTTGCGTCAATAAAGAGAACGGTGCAAACGCCGCGAGTTGCAAGCGTAACTGACGCCTTGTCCGTGTCCGTTCCGGCAATGTACGCAAGCGTTACAGCAGAGCAAGTAATTGTCAGGTTACCGCTGGTGTTGTTATACAGAGAGATAACATCACCTGCCACAAAGATTGACGCTGGAATGATCACGCCAGCCGACAGGGACAAGAATTTGCCAACGTCTGTGGCTACAAGCGTGCCCGTCGCGTTGGTACTAGACGGGATGTTCAAGTACCCAAGCGTAGCGCCATCCAAAGTGGGTAGCGTCTGGGTAACCGTGGTCGATACGTTGGCCGACTGTAGAACCGAAATGCCGCTGTTGCTGGCATTGCCCTGAAGTTTGATCGAACTCATTTCAAATCCTTATTGAGAAACAAGCCAAGTCTGGCCCGTACCGACTGTTACTGCGAATCCGGTCGCCACTGACACCGGCCCAACACTAAACCCGTTTGTGTTGCTACTCAGCGAATAGTTCTGGCTGATAACAATTTGCGATTCAAGAACGGGTCCAGAAGACCCACTAGCAGGGGTTGCCCAAGTGCCGTCGCCTCTCCAGAACGTCGTGCTCGATGCAGACGTTCCGCTATTGAGGTTTCCAACCGGCAAATTGCCGGTCACATCAGCGGTTAATGAAACAGCACCGAATGTCGGAGCGCCTGATGCGTTACCATGCAATACGGTTGTAGTTGTTCCGGTACTGCCTAACGTGCTTGGAGCGACGCCGGCCCCGCCGCCAATCACAAGTGCATTAGCTGCAAGCGCCGCACTTGATGCCCAAGTTGTGCCGCTTGAAAAATAAGGAACACCGCCGCTAGTTCCAGCAACTGTCAAAGCCAACGTGCCAGACGTTGTAATTGGCGAACCAGTAACAGAAACAATACCGCCAGTAAACGTCTGACCAACGCTTGTTACGGTTCCAGAACCACCACCACCAGCCGCTGCAATTGTGATTCCACCCGCGGTATTGGTAATGGTGATGTTTGTGCCGGCGGTAAGCGTTGCTTTTGTTAGCGTGTTGCCTGTACTGTTACCAATCAGCAATTGACCATCGGTGTAAGTGGTCTGGCCTGTGCCGCCGCTTGAAACCGCAAGAGTCGAAGACAGACCGCCAGCGGTTCCAGTTGTGTTCTGGTTCAGCGTCGGAATGTCAGCCGCGACGATCGCCCTAAATGTCGGAACGCCTGCAGATCCATTGGGTGCAGCCAGAACAAAGTTGGCCGTCTTGCTTACATATGGATTGAGCGTGTCGCCATATCCAACATTCAGGCTTATTGTTGGTGTTGAGCCGCCGCTAGATGCAACAGGCGCTGTCGCCCCAACGCTGGCAACTCCGCCCGTCGATGGTTGCCAAGATGCAGTAGTGCCGTTGGTCGTTAGAACATAACCAGCGGTCGTGCCAATTGCCAACCGAGTAGCGCTGTTGGAGCCGTTCCCAATGATCAGGTCGCCCGTCGAGGTGATCGGGGACAGCGCATTGAACGCCAAAGGTGCCGTTGTTTGGCCTGTACCGCCGTTAGCAATTGGCAAGCCATTTACAAAATTGATGTCAGCGTTTGGCAACGTGACTGTGCGACTTGCGGTTAGGGTGGTCGGCGTAATGGTCGCCGAATAACTGCTTGTCCCGCCAGCGCGGCCCTGCAAGCTCACTGCGTCTTGCGTTGCAGCAGCGATCGCCTTGACCGTCGTGAACGTACCTGCGGCAGGTGCAGTCCCGCCGATTGCCGGAGGCGAAGCAAGGTAGGCGCTAAATCCAGTCCCACCGACCGTTGAGCTTGCTGAGAGCGTCGTGAACGCCCCAGAGCTTGCAGTAGTCGCCCCGACCGTCCCGTTAAACGGACCCGCCAGTCCACCAGCAGTCAGAATGGTTCCGTCAAAGGTCAGGTCAGAATCACCAACAACCAACCCGCTGGAGTTATACAGAACCTGAGTGTTCGACGAACTCCCAACACCGCCCTTGGTGCCAATGACCTGAATGGCTCCGAGGTTGTCCTTGTAGAACAACTTGCCATCGGTGATGTTGATGGCCAACTCGCCGTTGGTCAGGTTTCCAGCAATCGGAGCAGAACTAGCTGTACTGCTGTAGTACAGTTGAATTGGCGTGTAGCCCGTTTGAGCCATTAGAACGTACCCCCAGAAACTACGATTGCCGTATTGGTCACGCTAGTCAACTGGCCTTGCGCATTTACCGCAAACACAGGAATTATAGCCCCAGACCCATACGTTCCGGAAGTGACTCCGGTGTTGGTAATGCTAAATTGATTGACCGACAAAGTAAGTCCAGTCCCGGCCGTGTAACTTGTGACACCAGCAGAAAACTGCGTAAAAACAAGCGCCGTCGTCCCAATCGTAATCGGCTGCAGCGTCGTCTGAACCCATGAACTGTTCGCGTTGGTCGTGCCCAACTGAATGAACAGATAATCACCGGTGTTGACCTGATTGTATGCAGTGCCACCAGTGTTGTAATCAGTGGCCCGTGTCAGAATAAATGGCGCTGCACCCGAGCCAGTCTGAGTAACGTCATACACCCCATTCTGCAGCCCAGCCGCTTGATTCTTCACAAGAATCCGCTGACCAACCGTCACCGCTACAGAGTCAACCGTCAGCGCAGCGTTGGCCGTTGCCGTCAGCGTTGCTCCAACCCCAGACGCGCCGTTGTTGTAGGTACAAGAAGGCAGAGCAGCCGTCGTGGCCAACTGACAAGCCGCGTGATACTTCAACCCGACAGCGACAGAGTCAACGTAGCTTTTGTTCGTTATGCTGGTCGCAGCAATCGGAGCGTCTAAGATTGTGCCGCTTGTTGTCGAAATACCCGTGAACGCGCCCGTTGATGGCGTCGTATTGCCAATCGGGCTGCTGTCAATGGTTGCGCCCGTGTACGCGCCAGCAGAAATTGTCTTGCCTGAAAAATCTAATGCGGCAGCAAGGTTCAGCGTTACCGCCGGAGACCCGGTCGCGGTAATCGCCCCCGCTGTCCCACTGACAGATGTAATCGGCGCAGTGCCGTTGGCCGCAGATGTCACCTGCCCCTGCGCATTGATCGCAAGGGTCGGATAGGTATAAGTCCCAGCGGTCACCCCGGTCGCATTGATTGCGATCGTGCCCGAGGTTGTGATAACGCCACCAGACAGCCCCGTTCCCGCGGTGATGCTGCTTACCGTGCCGCCACCACCGATCGGACCCCATGCGCCTCCGGAGTACCCCTCAAACCCCGCAGTGGTTGAGTTGTACCGGACCATCCCGTTAACAGGCGAGACCGGACGATCGCCAGTGCCGCCAATAGGCAGAGTCGCGCTCGCAACCCCCGGCAGCACCGGATTACTGGCCAATCCAACCGTTGGTGCTCCAGAAACCCCATCACCGTTGGTTACGGCTACCTGATTCGCTGTCCCAGTGATTGACGTAGCGCCAACAACACCCGAAGTAGTGATCTTCAGCAAGCCGTTAGCGCTTACCCCGGCCAACGAAAGCACGTTGCCGGTCAACGAAACAGTAGGGTTGCCAGACTGGCCGTCGCCATTAGCAATCGAGATGCCGTTGCCAGAAATCGCAATACTTCGCGCTACAACCGTCGTTCCGGAGTTCTTGACAATAACCCCTGTCCCGGCCCCCTCAAGGCTCCCAGAGGCCCCGTTAAGGGTGATCTGAAGCGTTGAGCCGTTGTTCGTTAAGCCAATCCCGGTGCCGTTTGCTAACGCTCGTGAATTGGTTAGACTCGGTTCAGAATTGACCGTGATGAATGATTGAGTGAGCGTGCCGGCCGTAGCAAGTGCGCCGGTGGTTGTCCGTACAGTCTGGCCGTTCTGGACAATCGGAACCGACTCTGTTCCGGTAATTGGACCGGCGGCAGGTAATTGGGTGATCGTTAACTGCGCTGACATTACTCTTGGCTCGGTGGGCTTGGAGCAATCGTGTCTTCGTTACCCGTGAGGGTAGGAATCTGCGTATTGCCTTCCGTTGAGATCTGAAACTGATTGCTGCCCTCGGTCAACAAGTAGTCGTCGTTTGCGGCAACACTCACATCAGGACGCGGGAACCTAATTGTAATCCGCTCAGTCTTCCTTGCGGGTAGGCGGTACGGGTCAAACTGGTCAGCACAACCAGTATCGCAAACCTGCAGCCCCGGAAAGTTTGGATCTGGCCTTAACACTGCGTGAGGATATTTGAGCTTACACCGATCGCAGATTGCGATTGCAATGTCAGCATATCCACGAGTGTCAAGGAATCGTGGCATTTATCTAGAATATACAGAAATATTTGGGGCAAAATATATTGGCGACTTATCGCGCTCTTCAGCCTCGGCCAACGCAAGATACTTCTCAGCTTGCGCCTCAAGGTATTGGATGCGATCCATTCCAACACCGGGAAGCTCTAACGCCATCCGGTGAGCCAACATCATGGTTGTTGCTTCGTACCAGCGCTGCGGCACTTCCAACTCATTCGTTAGAGCACCAACGTCATCAATCTGACGTGAGTACCAGACCGTCATCTGCACGAACGGATCGCTCGGAACCGGCCACAAGTACATCTTCGATTGCGGGATCGTGCGATTGAACCAGAACTGAAACGGCTGATTGGCCGTAAAGTTCTTATTTGGCAGGTTGGTGTAGTCGTCTCTGTTGAGACGCGCCATCGTGATCTCTGTTGAGTTATTCCCGAAGAACAGCTCCCGCAGGCTCAACGTACCCGTAATTGCTCTGATCCGATAGTACGGAACTGTGTATCCCGGATCGATGTCGTACCAGAGCCATTCATTGTCCACCCAGACAGTAGGTCCGGGAGACGAGATGGGAATCCATGTGCTTCCGTCAGAGGAGCACTCAAATACCACATTGAACGTGCCAGAAACGCCCGGAAGGACGCCTATAGAACCGATATAGATTGGATTCGTTGATCCATAATTAACCGAAATGTTGCCGCCAGCAGTAGT